TCCAATGCTGTCGATTTCCAGCCATCCCCTTATAGAATGTCAGCACAACTGCTGGCAAAAATAAGGGGCATGATTGCACACGCGCTCGCGCCGACAAGCATGATCGGATAGCGATGCCTCCAGTAGCCATCACAACACTTCGCACAACTTTAGCAACTGCTCTAGTTGATAATACAAAATACCAAGTTTTTGCTTTTCCGCCATCTGTCGTATTGGCTAACAGCGTAATTATTTCTCCAGCAAATCCGTACATTACGCCTAGCAATAATTCTCATAACACAATTAGTCCTTTAGCATCGTTCACGATTATGGTCGTTGCTCCGTTATTTGATAACGAAGGTAACTTGAACGGCATAGAAGATTTTGTAGTTGCAGTGTTTAACAAGCTCGCTGCATCTAATTTGACGTATAATATAGGCGCAGTCAGCGCACCAAGTATTCTCAACGCGGCCTCAGGTGAACTTTTGTCGTGTGAGATTTCACTATCAATCCTAACAAGTTGGAGCTAACATGTCACTAACACCAGAGGATTTGGCCTTCTTGAAAAAGATTGGTCAGACTCCAGAAGCACAAGCACCTAAGCCAGTAACTACAAAGAAGGATGAGGAATAATCACAATGGCAATTTTCTTAAACAATAAGGTCGGATTTAAGGTTGCTACTGTCAATCTTTCAGACCATGTAACTGCTTTCACACTTAACCGCGTAGTAGATGCTATTGAGGTAAGCGCGATGGGTGATACAGCACATAAATTTGTAGCTGGATTGGCATCAGATACAATTACAGTTTCATTCTTGAATGACACAGCAGCAGCGTCAGTTCTCCCAACACTTCAGGCAGCCTTCGGATCTACAGTTGCTTTCCAAGCAATTCAGGATTCTTCAGCAGCAGTATCAGCAACAAACTTACTCTACAGTGGTACGATTTTTGTTGATAACCTAACAGACATTAACGGCGCAGTCGGCGATGAAGGAATGATTGACATTACATTCACATGTAACAGCAAGACTTCATACGCTAGTACAGGTACTTGGGCTTAATATAACTAACTAACAAAGGGGCAAAACCAATGGCAAAACTAAAGATAACTCGTACAGATGGAAGCGTACTCGAAGGTGAAATCACGCCAGCCGTGGAATATCTTTTCGAGTTGCATCACAAGGTCGGGTTTCATCGCGCGTTTCGTGAGCAAGAAATGCAGGGAATGGTCTACTGGTTAAGTTGGGAAGTTACTCGCAGGTCAGGTGAAACTGTTAAGCCTTTTGGAATTGAGTTTATCGAAACACTTAAAAGTGTTGAGGTGCTTGACTCAGACCCTTTAGCTTAAAGCGCGATCAACCATTCACCTATCTAATTGCTAGGCTAAGCATTAGGTTGGGGATCGCGCCACAACACTTATTAGAATTAGATAAGACCATGCTAGATGCTCTAGTTCAAGGCCTAAAGGATGAAGCGAAGGAGATAAAAGATGCCAGTCGAAGTAAAGGGCGTCATAGAACTCCGTAAAGCTCTTAACAAATTTGCTCCAGACTTGGCTAAAGAATTAACAAAAGAGATAACTACTTCTCTTAAAGTAATTCAAAAATCAGCTAGAGGCTTTGTACCTGCTTCTGCTCCAGGTGGTCTTTACAGCTGGGATAGGATTCCTTCACGCGAGCCTAAAGCATTTAATACATCTGGTCGCGTGCGTCCATTTCCTCGTTACGATGCGGCAGTTATTAAGCGTGGCATTGTATATCGCACAGGATATGGCAAGCCTAATTCTAAAGGATTCAGATCTTTGTTTAGGGTTAAAAATAGTTCAGCAGTAGGCGCGATCTATGAGAAGGCTGGCCGACTTAATCCAACTGGATCTAAAGAAAGCAATTCAAACAATCCAGGTGCAGGTGCGCGTTTCGTTCAACAAGGTCCTTTATACGGTTCAAGAAAGAACGGCCAAGATATGCGTGGTCGCGTTCTTTATCGTGCTTGGGAACAGGATGAGGGAAAGCAATTAACAGCAATCTTTAAGGCTATTGATACAGCCAGAGATAAACTTAATAAACGTTCAACAGTGAGCAGTGTAAGGGAGTCAGCATGAGCAATGTAGTCATTGACATCGCCGCCGAGTTCACTGGCAAAAAGGCTTTTAAGCAAGCAGAAACTTCTACCGACAAACTTAATAAAACCGTTGGCAATCTAGCTAAAGGTCTTATTGCTGCTTTTGGTGCTAAGCAGATCCTTAATTACAGTAAGGCTTCTATAAAGGCTTACGCAGCAGATGAAGCAGCAGCGGCACGATTAACTAAGAGCGTTGAGAATCTAGGTCTTGGTTTTGAAGATCAAAGAATCAAATCTTTCATAAGCAACTTAGAAGCTACAGCTCATGTTTCGGATGACATTCTTCGTCCAGCATTTCAAAGTCTGCTTCAGACTACAGGCTCAGTTGCCCAGTCCCAAGAATTACTTAAACTTGCTTTAGATGTTTCTGCTGGCAGTGGAATTGATGCTGCCCAAGTAAGTAAAGATTTAGGACTTGCATATCTTGGCCAGACTAAAGGACTTGCTAAATATGAAACAGGTTTAACAAAAGCTGAGTTACAAGCAGCCGACTTTAATACAATTCAAGGAGCACTAAATAAGCAGTTCTCTGGTCAGAACTCAGCTAGATTAGATACCTATGCTGGCAAGATGGATGCAGTCAATGTTGCTTTAGGTAATGCTCAGGAAACTATTGGTAAAGGCTTACTCGATGCTTTTGTAATCTTGGGTGGAGATCAAGGTATTGGCTCGGTCACAACTGAGATTAATAACATGGCTTCATCTGCTGCTGATGCAATAGTAGGTGTAAGTTTATTAGTAGCCGAGCTTCAAAAGATTCCTGTTATTGGTGGAATTTTAAGTCGATTGGACAATCCTCTAGGCTTGCCTAAAGATTTATTGGTTTTTGGTCAAGGTGGTTTATTTGATCAATTAGGCGCACTTGCAAATAAGCCTAAGCCTTTTGGCACGCCAATGACAATTTCTGGCTCATCAGACTCAGCAGCAAAAGCAGATAAGTTAAGAAAATTAGCAGAAGAAGAAGCAAAAAAGCGTGCGCTAGAACTCTTAAAAATTAAGCAAAAGCAATTAGACACTGAGAAAAAATCTCTTGCAGCTAAAAAGTTAGCCAATGCGATTGACAAAGCCAACCTTATGCTTGGGAAGGGTGACAACGTATTTGACTTAGACAAAATCCAACTCAATGCAGCTCTTATTAATCAAGCACAATTATTGGGTAAGGCAACAGATGCTGCACAGGTTTTACAAATTGCTAACGATACTGCTCGTCTTAATGTAAAGCGTTCGATCCTTGCCTTAGAAGATGCTATTGCCTCTAAGGATGAAGCAGCGATTACCGCTGCAACTAAAAAACTTGATGAAGATCTAAAAATTCTTGGTGCTCTTGGAAATCAAAAGACTCAGATGACTGCCATTGCTTCGATCCTTAATGGATTAAACGCTAAAGACTTGATCAAACAAAGCAACTTAGACGAAACACTAGCAAAACTTCGTCAAATGCTTGATCTATTAAACAAAATGGGATCAACAACAATCACCATTCCTAAGGTTGGTGGCACGACTGATGGAACTGTAGTTGGTGGTGGATTTATTCAGACACCTAATGGCATTTCTCCAACGACCGCACCTCGTTCAGTTGCAGAAATCAATGCAGCTGTTGAAGCCATTGGGGGAGTAATCTCTGTCATTGGGGAAAATGGTAAAGAGTTTATCAAACTTGTTGATAGTGCCGCTCCTGTGTTTCAGCAATTAGAAGACAGTGTTGCTAAGAACATGTTTATTGCTCAGGGTATTCTTACTCAGCCATTTGATGCAGGCTCATTCCGTACAGCAGAAGGTGGATCACTGTTTAACTCAGGTGCAGTCGGGTCTAGAGATAGAGACATCAACATCACGATCCAAGCCAACACTATTGCTAACCCAGATGAACTTACCAATCTCATTCAAGACTCAATTATCAGGTTAAACC